AATGCACCTCAACACCATACATCCTCAACTGTTCGTTGATTAGATCCTGAACTAAGTTCTGTTCCGACCTCGCACCTTGTTGGAAATATGGATTTAATGCCATTAGCCTATCATGTCAAGTGGTGGAATTTCATAAGTATTGGACATCATTTCTCTGATGGTTTCTAAATCTTTTTCACCATCATCATAAATTTGCCGTCCATTTAATTCAACACCACCTGGTAGTTTAACTCCTTGAAATTTAAGTAAATTTTGCCCCCACTGTTTCTTCATCAATGCAGTTGTATATCTCTTCAAGAAAGAATCATTCCAAACTCTTGTATAATCATTTGGATTCAATGCTCTAAAACAATCCATAACTAAGTAATCACCAGGATTTAATGTAGCCCAATCAAAATCAAGATACAATCTATCCATTCTTTGATTAAATCTTATCTGCTTCTCTGTAGTCAATAGAAAATCAATATCAGACAAATAAGTCTTTGTCATTGCATAAGTTAATAACTCCGTAGCACCCCAATAATAAATGTCATTTAAGAACATTTGATATTTAACACTGAACATATTATTTGTTACAGTATTAGAACCATCAAAGTGGAATACTTTAGTTACTCCAATAACAGAAGGAGGAACCTGCAAATAATTACTATTTTCTTCGTAATTGAATTGTGTAGTAGCACCAACAACTTTATCTACAGTAGTTGTTGTTATACCACTTCTACCTGATTGACCTGGTCCTTTTCCTCTATCAATATCATCCTGCGTTACTTTATATTTTAAATATACTTGCCCAACACCATCAAAATGCCTTTCGTTGAAATACTGAATAGCATCATCAACAATATCTTCTACTTGCTCATCGGCAACATTAATCTCCAACACGGGAGCACCCAATTGCCTTTTGCAATAGTCGATAAATTCTTGTCTACTTGCTGGTTGTGCCATTTACACACTCTACCTTTTTATTATTTAGGGTGCAGAAGAAATACCAGGATAAACCATAATATTTCCATTTACTATATTATAAATTGTTGCTCCTGAACTAACTAAAACATTATAAACATATCTACCTTCTGCCAATGTTCTGGTATCTGTAGAACCTACTGATACTTCAAAAACACCTCCTGCTGCACTTGTTATACCCACAGTAAATGTAGTAGCAGGAACTGTAGTTGCACCTATACCTGCACTCTTTTGCATCTGAGATGATGCAGTATATCCTGTAAAGTCATATGGTGAATTGGAAGTATCAACAACATTAAATGTAGCATTAAAATCTGCTCCAGCATAAAGAGTTAAGTTGGCAGCATAAGGTACTCCAGCAGAAGGATCAAATGTTAAATTTTTACTTGCCATTGACTATCTCCTTGAGTAAAGATTTAATTTCATTTATCTCATTTTTTAAATTAGAAAGATCCTCTTCCATAGTAGAAACTTTTTCACTCTTCTTCTTTTTAATTGCACGTTGAGTTAAATATGTTTCATAACCAGAATCATTAATATTAATCAATGACCCTGATTTAGGATCCCTTACAAGATCATAGTTCCCTTCTACTTTAATCATGCTAATGCGAGAACTCTTAACTTCCTTATTCTTGGAACATGTACTTGATTTGTAGATGTTAGAATAAGTTTGATTCTATAATAACGATATGATGGAAGTTCATCTGCTGTAAATACGTACTCAGGGAATGATAATGATTGTGGATCTTGTCCATAATCATTAGACTTAGTTACAAACTTATCAGGTAAACCATCACTATTTTCAGGATTAATAATTTCACCCTTACTATTCAAATTAGAATATCCAGGGAAAGGTACGAATACTGGATCTTGATTTGGTGCATTATTAATGGCATAGAATGCTCTTATATCTGTATTAACATGCATATGAGCATTTAATATTATCTTCAATGAAGTTCCTGTATTCTCCAATTCCATTTCTTTAGAAATGTATTGACATGCATTAGGATCATTATTAAGAGTCTTAACCTGTGCATTAGTCGCATAATCAGATACTGGCACATTAACTCTATTGGAAGTTAAGATTGTAGATAATCTTTCACCATCAACTATAGGACTTAACCAACTATCTGATGTAGTAAGAGTTAATTTCATATCCAATGATTTTCCACCAGGAAGATTAGTCAACTTGTTGTTAGAGTTAATATTAGAAGCAATGAGTCTTGGTGTACTCAAATAATTACTGGTATTTGGATTAATAGATTCAAATCCATTATCAAGGAATGGTACTTCACTACCATTCAAACTTGATGCTGTAACAGTTCTTATATCTGCATTAAGACTTGTTCCTGGTAGAGTAACATTTCCAATCATAGGAGTAATTATTTCATAAGGTATATTTTGTGATGCCTGTATTTCGTCTCCACCAGCAGACTTAGTTTGACCAATGAATAATTGAGGGAAACCTACATCATTACTTCTATCATCATTATCAGTATTAAACTTAGTGGACATATCCAACTTAATATGATAATAATCAAAACCAATTTCACCTACAACATCATGACCATCAGTTGCTCCCCATCCCTTATTAATTCTCATCAAGTTAACTCCACCCAATTCATACTTAACAACAGGTGTTCCTACAGGATGAGGTAATCCAGTCAGACCAACGGGGTCTTCTCCTTGATAACCAACAGCTCTTTTAACATTACCTAAAACGTTACCAGAAACAGTGGTATATGAAATAATCTCATGCCCAACTGTTGCATAACCAATATTAGTCGATCCAATTCCTACTCCTTCAAAAGTAGTAAATTGTGATGCATTTTCAACAGATATTTGAGTTTCATTTCCAGAAGTCAAAGCAACTGCTAACTTAGTAGGTAGAACATCAGACTTTACGTCCATTATACTCACTTTATCCTCAGTGGAATACATTCCATGATTCTTATGATTAACTTTAATATGTAAACCATCAGATACAGTTTCAATAGACGCTACTTGTACATCACCACCCTGTCCACCATTTAACTCAGTACTAATACCACTAACACTGCTAATATAACTTAAAGTATTGGCAGAACCAACAACAAAATTACCTTGAACGTTTTCTAATATTAATTCAGATGTACTTCCTATAGAAGTAATGGATAGTTTAGCATTTCTTCCTATGGAATTAGCACCAATAGTCGAAATACCTAAGACATCACCTACTTGATAACCAGTTCCACCATTAACAATGGTAGCACCAGATGAAACGATAGAACCATTTCCAATAGTAATATCTGCAGTTGCATTTCTTCCACTACCAGTAAGAGATACTAAATTAACACCAGAGAAGGTTATTTGACCAGATGCAGGAGTATAACCTAAACCTACATTTGTAATATCCAATCCTATTGCTGTTCCTGCGGAACCAACATAATTAGCAGTTGCTTGTGTTCCACCCTGTATAACAGTATTACCTAAAAGTAATCCTGGGTCAGCAACTGTTGTACCAAGACCTACTCTAATAGTCTTAGAGATAAGACTTAGAGAATCTGGCATCAACCGAGCAATTTGATCATTTCCAAGATTCAATTGAGGATTATATACATCTAATGTTCCACTTTCTAAGAAATCTGCTCTATAAAGATTGAATTTAAGATCTTCCCACTGACTTGGTTCCCAAGTAGAAGCATTCTGAGATTTAAATAATGAACCAAGAAGAGGTTGGTTGGCAACATATGTTTGGTTAGATAAATCAAATTCACCAACTCTGGAAATATAAACACTATACTTAGCAGAATTTGAAAGTAATACCATTGCATATTCTTTTCCTGCTTCAAGATAAATTGGAGACCTGAATTGGAAACTTGTAGCAACAGTTGCATCTGTAGATAATTGTACATCATCTGGAGGCATAATAACCTCAGACATTGGAACTATTTGTTGCGTAGGAATTCCATTCTCCATTGTTCTGATGGAGAAATTAACAGGAACATCAGAATCATCTTTTGTTCTAAAGTAACAATCACATCTTGATAAAAATACTCCAGCAGGATTGTCAATAGTAAATGATTGTGCTAATGGGTCACCACCAGTTCTCCATCTACTGGTAACTGTCTCTTGAACATCTCTCTCAAGAACCGCATTTATTGCATCCCTATCTGTTACTTCTCTTATAGTAAGAGTAGCATTTCTGGTGGAAACTATATCTTCTCTAACAGTATTAAGAGTACCTTGTGCTAAGTATTCTTGTTCCGCACTTGTAACTGCATCTACACCATCAGAAGGATCGCTTGTCAATCTAAAGAGATTAGCACCTGTTTCAAATGATGGGAATGTATTATTATTAGGATTAGGAATAAAGAAAGAACCTGACAAATTACCAGCTAATGTAGCAATAAGTTGAACATCAGTAATAGTTGCTTGTGCACCACTGGTCTGTCCAGTAAGTTGCATTCCTGTAGTAACCCATCCATAGAAATCAGTTTGACTAATATCAGATAAACTTGCAACATCTACATTTAAAAGAGTTGATGTTGAAGAGTATATTGTAGGAATGGATTGTTGAGTATATGGATCATATGAAACGGTACTTGTAGGAACATTAAATCCACCTTCACTATGATTTGGATTAGCAACCCTAAATTGAATATAAGCAGAAGTACTATTTCTATTTGATGAACCATTCGATCTACCAATAACAGTTTCACCTGATTGGAATGCTCCAGTAGTCATGCTTATTTGCAATAACTTAGGTACACAGAAACGACTAACCTCTCTACCATCAAAGAAAGAATATAATCTTGTCAATGGTTTTATTCCTTGTGCAGTAAACTGAACATTACGTGACCTTACAAATGTAATAAGGTCTCTACTTATAATTCTATCACCCAATGAAACATTGTTCATTGTTTGGGTTACTAAAACTTCAGTTCCAGACCTTCTTCTCCTTTGATCTTGAGTAGTTACTGTTGTCAATCTCTGAACTGATTCTCTCCATCTACCGCCAGCACCTCTGTTAAAACTATCCTGTCTTGTTGTAGTTTCTGTTTGTCCAGCCCAAGTAATTTCCCAAGCATTCCATCTGGTGTTAACAAATCCTATCTGAGGATCTCTACCAAGAATATCCCTTGCTCTTGCTACTTGCTCATTAAAGTTACCCTCTACAATAGTTCTTGCCTGAACTCTAACTGTATCTGTCCAAGTATCTGATTGAGGTGTTAAGAAAAGAACACCATTCCAATAAGGAACAATAAATGGAGTAACACTAACAGATCTGGTAGCAAATTCTTGCTTTAACCACTCAACCTCAGAATAATCTAAGGTTACTATACCATTATTACGTCTAACATTAACTCCTTCAATTTGAGCAGTAGTAGGATCTTGTAATGGGTCAACATTAACTACTGGACCAAACATAAGGTCTACAGCAGTTGTATAATGACTTGGCCTTAATTCTTTATTAGTTGTATCAATACTGTTCTTGATATAACGCTCATCTTGAGTAAGGAAATTCTCAAAATTATCAACAAAGAAACCAGATTTAAATCTGTTCAAACCTTCATTATCTGAAACAAATAGATTAGAAGTATCAGTTTCTAATAAAGTCAAAGAAGTGTAATATTCTAAATTCTGAATTCTCTTTTCCAACCTTCTAATATCAGCCATTGTATATCTTTGCTGCTCTTCAGAAGAAATAGATACTTGATCCGCATTCTCAAGATATGGAGGAAGAGTAATAACAGCTAATTCTATAGAATCATCATTTGGTGCTGGTTTTTGTGGATTTTCTGAAGGAACTCCTGTTACTAATTGTAGTTTTCCAGTCTTATTTAAACATAAAACATCAATTCTACCAAGATAATAAGAGAAAGTTGTTAAAATTGTTTCATCAGATGCTAAAATATTAGCTGATGAATTTCCATAAGCATCGAAATTTCTTCCATAGAATTCTAAAGGAGAACGAGTGCCTTCAGCAACACTATAATCATTAACTCTTGGTCTTATATCAATAATATCACTATTTTTAACACCATTATATACCTGCACCTCTGTACCATAATCAAATGTTCTATAAGAATCTACAGTTGTTATAGAACCTCTATCATTAACATCATAATATGCACTTAAGAAATAAATTTTTACTTTCTTAGTGGGTGCATCAGCATCAGCATTTCTCTTTATATAACCAAAGTTATAAATTGTATCTGCTTGTCCATCAGTCCATTTATAACTATCTGTAATATCAAAACTGGTTGTATCAATAGTTGTAACAGTAGCAGTTATTTTTGACTCTTTAGAATTGACCTTTTCACCGTCATCAAATCTTGCTTCATTGCAGTAAATAAATTCAATTTGATTAGCAGTTTTAACTGATGCAACAACAGCAGCAGCACCAGATGATTGACCTACAATTTTTTCACCAACAATATACTCTGAAGTCGTAGTAGATGCACTATTAATAGTATTAAGAGTCATTAATGGTGCAGATGGGTCTGAAGTATCTCCTGATTCAAATATACCATGCAATTCGATCACATCTGGAGTATTAAGAGAAATGATATTATCTTCTACTCTTGTACCAAATGGATAATTACCATAAGTTAATCCATTATCTATTGTAGTTGAACCTATACCAGAACCACCGATTTTCGTCTTATCTACAATAATAGAATTAACTCTATCTCTTATTTTTATCTTTGCAGTAGGTCTTAGCCTTGTTAAGGTAGCAATAAGAGTAACATTGGTAGTATTACTTCCCAAATTACCAATCTTTAAAGTAGCACCTCCATTCGTAAATATAAATTTATCTGAAGTTAATACCTCAGTAGTTCCATCAGTTCTTATTAATGAATATCTTTCATCATCAAAAGGTAAAAATCTTTCATCTTCTCCTGCAGTTACTGAACTTGTTTCACCACCATTAATACTAACAGTATATGATCTTCTAACTGTAAGAGATGCATTTGTTAAATCTACATTAGATATTGATGTATGTGGAAGTTCCGTGTATAAGGTATTATCAGAAGACTTTGCTAATTCAGTATTTAAAATTTTAAAGTCTGTTACATTCTTAATGGTAGTTGGTAAACTTCCATTTACTATACCATCTACATCAGCAACATTTGTAATTGTTATAGTATCAGTTCCAACAGCAGTTACTTTACCGTAAGTTGGATCATTTGATTTATCTGGATTACTAAATTCAACTAAATTATTTATTTTTACTATAGTACCTGGGAATCTTGGATTTGGACTTGTAACAGTACTAACGCCACCAGAAGCAGCACTAATAGTAGCAATACCAACAGATACTCCAGTTGATTGAATTACGTCAGCATTAAAGATGGATGATAATCCAACATTACCTACATATGGTGTTGCACCAACATCTCTGGTACTAAATATGGATTTTACATCTGATATAGTATGAGCAGTAACTGCTATTGCAATTTTTCCTGATTGAACTCCATTAAGTATTAGAGGTTCAAACCTAGCAAAATTACCATTAGTTTCATAAAGTTCTATAGTAGCATTATCTGTGACTGGATTAAACAAGTATCCTGTTGCTCCACTATTAGCACCTTCTACATGTGTTGGAGTAGTAAGAGTAGATTGTGTATTAAGAGTGAGTTCAGTAGTTGTCTGTATATCGTATAAAGATATATCCCATTCGTTTAAATTTGATACTGTATTGTAAGATCCAGACTCCAATCTAAAATCATAAATTCTTGCAACACCTATTTCATTACCTGCTGCACCAGTATGTCCAGCACCAATTCTACTATCTCGTAAACTTACAATAGTATTATGTGCTGTAGTTATTCCAGGTGTTCCAAAAACTCTATTTAATTTTAGAGTAGGACCAGTATTGTAAATAATAGATTCATCTACTACAGTAAAGGTAGTTCTTGGTTTTGGTACATCAACTAAAGTAGGTCTTACCTTCTTAACCTCATAACCCTTAACAAATGCTTTACCAGCAGAAACCTTATATACAATTTTATCTTCGGTTGGAACATCACCTGATTGTGTAAATTGTTCAACATCATATAATCCATTATTACCTTCATTATCATTTAAAGATTCTTTAGCAGTAACATCAAATGGTAATAAAGTATAATCTCCATTAGTCTCAAATGTTCTTTTTGCAGTTGTATCTGTTAATTCCTTTTTAAAAGGACTATCTGCTGTTTTTCCTGGTTTTCTTAAAATACCATTTTTAACAGTTGCCAACTCAACAAAATTGGAATCATTAAAATCATCTAAAGGTTTTTTAAATAAAGACGCTGTAATTCTTAATCTATCAGCTCCAGGAGCAGCATAATTATTATATCCTTGAGAATTATCATTAAGACTTTCATCTAAATCTGAATTTATTATCTCTTCATTAATGTTTAAACCAATTCTATAGTTTGGAGTGCTGCTATATTGGTCCAATACAAGGGTTTCATCCCCAACATTAACAAAATTACCATGTAAAAAATATACACCTTCTTCAATAGAAAAGGAAGATCCTACAATAGATGCTTTATTTGGTACTGTTTGTGCAAATGGGGTATTAGCATTAATTGTATTGTTACCAAGCAACCCAGAACGAATATCAGTATTGCAAGTTAATTGTTCTGAATTACTAAATTCAACTTGAGAATTATTTACAGTACTTGTGCTTAAATAATCAACATAAAGAGTTAAATTACCCGTATCTGATGCTGAACCAGGTAAAACTTGTTTTACATATGCAGTTACACCAGAAATCATTCCAGTAATCTTAGTTCCAACCAACTGGTCAGCATAAGCAGATACAGGAACTCCCTGATAACTATTATTTAATTGAACGCCAAGATATGTTCTTTGGTAAGTTGTATTACCAGGAATTACTTTTGTACCTTCCTTAAAGAAATGTTGACCAAACTGTTCAACCTGATTTTGAAGTATTGACTGAAGTGTTGTTAACTCTCGTGCTTGAACTGGAAATCCAGGCTTAAATAATACCCTATGGAAATCATTAGCCGCATCAAAATCGTCAAAATACGGAGCTACATTTAGATTCGTTTGTTGTGGCATAATTCTTTAGTATCCGTTAGAACTGCAAAATGACTTTGATGTCTTCTTTTTGGTTTGATGATCTAGTAATAGAAGGTCTATTATCAACGTATATAATATTTCCTGTGTATTTTTCAACCTCTGGACTGGAGATTCCATTCGTAAAGGCTTGACCCAGGTAATAGGTTCTATTATTTATTACGGTACTTATACCGCTAAATGATGATTCTATGGAAAGATTGGCGACAGAAGCATGATTAATATTTAAAGTTCCAGGTGAAGTTGGATTGCTGGTAAAATCTACCAATTCATATCCATAAGTGGGGTCTGTTTGAGCAGTACCAACAGTATTAAATCCAGCAAGTGTTCTATCTTGCCAATACTTTAATACTCCAGTAGTCTGGTCATAACTAACCACTCTACCCACCGCAGTAGAACCAGCAGCAACTGTTTGTGTTACTTCACCGTCAAGAGTGAATACAGCACTACTATAACCAACACCTGTTATCTTTAATGCACCCAAAGCACTTGCTTTATCTGCAACTAATAACGATGTTGGTGTAGATTTTGGATTTTCTACAATACCAATCCTTGCAAATTCATTTCCCGTTACGAAATCTGGATTTTCATTATCATTTTCAAGTCTTGAATATATTAAAACATTATATGCTCCAAGTTCTCTATAAATATCCTTTCCATGACCTCCTTCAGGAGTTATTATAACATCAAAAGTAGGAATAGTAGTTCCTGATGGAACACCACCAGCATCTAAATCAAGACTTCCGTAAGTATATCCAGAACCCTGACTTGAAACAGTTACAGAATCTACTGTTTGGTCATTGTTAATAACCACAGTCGCCTCTGCTCCACTACCATTTCCTCTAATAGGAACTCTGGTATATGTTCTATTTGCAGTACCAATTCCAACACCACGATTAGTGATAGTTACTATCTTAACAGAACCATTAACAGCATTATTACGCACTGCTGCAGTGTCTGGAGAAGTTTCCCAATTATTAGGTACAGGGATAAAATTAGTAGACTCAAATTTTACAATATCACTTGGTTTAATAGTAAACAAATACTTCCATATATAACCATCACCACTTGTTCCTGCTGCCCTTGGTTCCAAATCAATAAATGTCGGTTCATCTAAAGAAGATTTACCATTAGGTGTTTCAGGAGTTGTTCCGTTTTGAAGACAAATATAAACTCTATAATCTGCGTTAATTACATAATATGATGCTTGATATAAATTTGTTGCTCCAGAAACCTTAGCAGTATTCGTTCTACTATAATCAGACCGATACATATCATAAACAGTACCAGATGTCCATTCTCTTCTTGTCACTACCTGTCTTACATCTGCTGCAGTAATCTTCTTCAATGCAAGCATATTATCCCAATATTCATTCTCATCATTAAACGAATCTTTGGGAGCTGGTGGATTGTTATCCCAATCAGTCTGAAGATCCGTAGGATTTGGCAATCCTATCCAAGAATAATAAGAATTTGAACTAGAAGATACACCAGCAACAAAGTTTTTGGCATTTAATATTCTAATCTGGTCAGTTATAATAGCAGACATTTTGACAGAACTTTTTATTTATTTATTTATAGTTAAACAGAGGCTGTTTGGAGATTACCAGAGTTATCGACAGTAACCCGATATTTAGTTCCATTAGGAGCTGTTAGTATCATACCTTGAGTATTTCCTACTCCAACATACACGTCATTAGTGGTAGAAACTATTCCAACCAAACTAATAGTAGAACCAACTGCCACTTTTACATGGACATTAGTAGGACTGGTGAGAGTAGGAGTTCCACCTGCACCTATTATATTAACTTCCTTAGCACCAAAACTTTTATCAGCCATTGTAGTATTTTTTTAGTATTTAGGTTTGAAAGTTTAAAGTTAAGTCACCACTCATATCAACTCCCGATATAGTTATAGCCTCAACAGGTTCAGAACCTGTTGGGGCATCCCAAAGAATTCTTGGAGGACCACCTTCAAGAGAATAGTCATCAGTCCAATTTGAATCAGTTGCAGTAGATGATTCGGTACCTATGTATAATTCAGAAGAAGTCAAATCTCCTACTTCAGACTCAATCCATGATAATACATCTTCTACAGTCCAATCTCTATTATATTGAAGTTTAGTAGCAATCATCCCCGCAGAAGTTGGACAAGCAGAACTTGTTCCACCAAACTTTCTATCATAACTGGTAGCAGAACTTGTAGTACTTCCACCCTTTTCCGTAGATTGATATGTAGATCTATATCTTGAATAAACTGTTGAATAGTTAGAACTTGATGATACAGTATTTCTACCTGGACTATAATGACTAATCAAATTACCCATATTACTATAATCTGCTTTTCTTTCTATATAATTACCACCACCAATAGATTGCATATCTTCATCCAATGCACCTACTGGGATAGTCCTATACTTAGTATTACTACCAGTTCCTGTTTTTCCTATTTGTCCAGGATAACCCTGTCTACTGGTAGTATTATATCTTTTGATTCCAGCATAAGTATCATAGGCAGAAGATAGTGGTGTATAACTTCCAGATGCATAATAATTATTATAATCTGCATGATCTGCTTTTACTAATTTCTGATTGGTATTTCCAGAAGAACAAACAAAAATTACACCCTCATCAATCATCTCCTTACCTGCTTCTGTTGCACTCCAATCTTCATATTCATATCTAATAGATGATTGTGAGAAATTTGCCATAAATGCAGGATAAGTTGAATAATATGTACCAGTGGCACTTCCATCTACTCCTTGTCTAAAGTAATAATATCCAGTACCTAACATATCCTTTCTGGAACCCCAACTATTACTTGATACTGTTGGATTCTTGGTATTATCAGATTTTCTATTGGGTTTATATTTGTGGAATAATTTAATCATATCGTAATACTCTTCAGGAGTACAACTACTTGTACCAATTATATTACAAAACCACTTATTAGCATTAAATGCCCATCCACTTGTTTTACCATATGATTGTGCAGCACATGATGTTCCATGATAATCGGGATAACCAGATGCATTATCAGTAGCAGGATCTCCATTACAATTTGCTCTTGTATAAGATGTTGTAATTGTACTTACTTCACCTATACCTGCAAATGCTGCAGACCTTTTGGTGCTATCACTCCACCAAAGTCTTGCAGGTGTTTCTGCTGCTGTTGTAGTTCCATCCCATCTCACTATAGTCCTTGATGGGTCTGCATTAAAGAAATCTGGATCAATATAATATGGAGCATCTAATACCAAATCTAAAACATCACAAAATCCAAAGGTTGTAGAAATTCCTGCTCTATACAATGCATTCATTCCTTTATTCTGATCAGGACCAAAGGATATACCACTTGTTACATGAGTACATGCTGGATTTGCATTATTACCTTGACATGATGCATTTAAAAATTCCTCATGACCAAACCAACATCTTGTATCACCAACTATAATATCAACATCTGAACCATCTCCATAGTATTGTAATCTATCAGGAAGAACATCATTTATAGTTGCATATGTCCAAGGATCCTCTTTTTGCTGCAATCTTTTTATTTGATATCCTACTCTATACTCTTCTTTTTCATTGTTTGCAGAAGCTGGAGGTGTTGCATTTCTATAATTATAAACGGTGTCAGAATACCTATAAGTTTTATATCCTTCTATCATATTACTGGGATCTTCCCTATATGTTCCAGGATAATGTTCCTGACTTATATTAACAAACTTTACTTGAGGGTGATTTCTAAGAAAAGCAGCTTGTTCATCTGTCAAAAGATAAACTGCTCTTGTTTGACTATGAACCTTACTATCAGGACATTGAATAGATTCTGAAGGAATTGCTTCTTCACTACTTCCATCTTCTTTTAAGACAGAATCAATATGCTGCCACTGAGATGCAGTTTCGCATCCAACAGCATAATACTTTTTACCAGAATCGGGTTCTTTGGTAAGTGTATCTTTCCAATCTGTAAAATCTGACATTTTATCCTATGGAAGTTCTATTAAACGTATAAGTTGTTAGACCAGTGACTCCTGCTTGTGGAGTAACTTCTAATCTTAAAAATCCACCAGATACAGTTGCACCAACAGCAACTTGCAATCCAGAATTATGCATTATTGCATATTCGTTAGAGTATGCATTAGTACCATCCTGCATTACCAATATCTTTTGTGATTGTATATTACTTCCTCTTTGGAAAGAAAGTTGATATTCAGAAGATTTAAAATTATTCTCTGCAATAGTGAAACTATCAATAGTTGTGGCAGTACCTACAGCAGCAATAAATGTTCCAACACCTGGATTAATATCAAGTGATACATTTGGAGCTCCTCCAGTTGGAGTTCCCCCATTATAAACGGTAACTCCCACTCCAGAAGTTGCTAATCTCTTGTGACCATTATGGAAAAGAGAAACATCCTCAGCTACCTTTGCCTCCAAATAAGACTGTGCATCACTATAATCTCTAAGTTTAGTAGATTCTGATCGTATTTTTAAAGAGTTACCTCCTGAATTTCTGATCATAGAATCACCACCAGCATCATGCCATATCCAGAATTCCTGATTATCTCCAAACTGTATTGTTTTGGCATCCTTCATCTCAATGTGATTAACATATAATCCATTATGAATAGTAGTTACGCCCGTAACATTAAGAGAACCTTTTACTGCTCCTCCATCTCCAAACCCTTGCAAATCTATATTACCACGAACAGTTAAATTCGGGGTTGAATTAAATACATTTGTTATTGTGGTAGTTCCTATACCAACACTGCCTAATGTATTAATACCAAGTGTATTCTCTGCCCAATGATTAACATCTCCAGTAAATGATACTGTAACAGCAGCACCAGAAATAGGAGTTACTGATAAACCATCAGCAAAGTTAATTGTTCCTGCAGTTCCTACTGCACTACCACCATCTTTAACAACAATACCAGAACCAGAACCAACAACACCTGTTAATCCTGAACCATCTCCAACAAAACTTGTTGCAGTTGCAATACCAGTAATACTTACACCAGAAGAATTAGATTCAAGTTTTATATCACCACCAGCAGTTTGAACATTAGTAACAGCAATACCAGTAATATTAGTTCCATCACCTATGAAATTACCATAAAAATTATTGGCAGTTACAACACCAACATTTAATACTGATGTATTACCTGTATTAACAGCACCAGTTGCAGTTGTAGTTCCAATACCAACACTTGATAAGGTATGAATACCAGTAGCATTAGCAACGAACTTACCACCAGTACCACTAGCAGAAATACCAGTTAATAGTGATCCATCACCTCTGAATGATGTTGCACTTACAATACCCGTTGAAGGGATAAATTGAATATTTGTACCAACTTTTGTACTACCAAGATTAGATTTATTTAATTGAACATCATAATAATTTGTAGCACTACCAAATACTGCAGCATTGTCATTAAATTCAATTGCCTTTGTAGCAGTTGATTTTAAATGCAACCCTCCCATTTGACCTTCAATGGTTCCTGGCATAGCACTACCAGACAAGAATCTAAGAGTAGGTTGAGCATAATATGCTACTTCTAATCTATGAGTACCATCGTCTGGATTTGCAAAACTTGTAAGACCAGTTATCTCAGTATTTCCTTTTACCGTGAGAGAATATGTTGGATTAGTGGTTCCAATACCAACACTACCTAATGTATTAATACCAACATCAGTTTCTACCCATCTACCACCTGCAAAACTAAGTTCGGTACCAGTTCCAAAATAATCATATATCTCATCAAAATTACTATTAATTCTTGCAGCACCTACTAACAGACTAGTACCTGTTCCGTCATCGGGTGTGGTTCCTGTTGATATACCTAACTTTGCCATTTATTCAGCACTAGATTTAGAAGTATTTAGATAATGTAATTAACAGACTTCAAGTGATTTGTCCGTTGTACTACAGGCCATGTAGATATTCCACTGATACCATTATCTGGATAAGTGTCATATACAGAATTCTCAGACCTTCCTGTTAAGGTAATTTTACCCCAACTAAAGTTACCGAAGAAGTTAGATGCAGTCATAACTCCAACAAATCCACTTCCTGCACCTTCACCATTATTATCGAAGGTGAAATTATTAGAATCAAATGTAAGATTAGAACTTCCAAAAGTAACAGTTGAAAGACCACTTATATTTGCATAAACTCTTCGTACCCAAGTATTTCCTACACCTACAACATCTCTTTGCTGTATAGTAGAAGCACTTACCTGATAAATGTTATCAATAAATTGTGTTCCAACACCAATAACCTCATTAGCAATAGATTTGGAAGTTATAGATGTAGTAGCAGAACCTGCATTTGAAGCAGATACCATAAAGTAATCTCCAACATCCAAAGAACTTACTGTTACTGCAGTTCCAACTAATTTTGTCTTTCTAAGGTCTGAATATGTTGGAATATAAAGATCGAAAATCATCTTATCAATGTAACTTGATGTTGTAGTTCCAAATCCAACAACAACACCATAATCTCCAATATATGAATCTACAGTATTAACTTCTGAGACCAATGTAGGAGGTTGAATCAAGACTTGTGCACTATCAACATACCCAGTTCCAGCGAAGGAAACAACCACTCCTGTAACTGTTCCTGCAGCAGACACTGTAGCAGTGGCAGTAGCAGTAGAACCATAACCAACAGGATTAGATACAACTACACTTGGAGCAGAAGTATATCCACTTCCACCATCAAGTATATCGATAGAAGTAATTGCACCACCCGTAGAAACAATACATGTTGCAGAAGCACCTACCTTAGAATCTTGAGATGTTAAAGTAATCTTATTCTGGAAGGTTAAATTTGAATCACTTTCATTCTGAGAATCAAAGATTGGTCTTACATTATCAACAAATATTTGAGTTGATGAAACCCCAACTGACTTAATAACGAAAGCAGCAGGATTAATACGTGGTTCATACAGTGACCTATCCTTACCAAGGGGTTTTCCGTTAAGAATCATATCCTCAGTTTGTCTTGTCCAAACAACTGGTCTTTCTAAATTAGGATCTCCTGTGATACCTGGTCCATAATATGGCATAGTATCTACAGTATTTGTAGATTTAATCTTAGTAACTGTTCTATCTTCTTCTTGTAAATATGAAGGAATTGGGTCGTATGCACTTGGAGTTAAGATATCACCAGGTTTAACTGATTCGACAACATCTCTAAATTTAACATCTTGTTCACCACTACCCTTATAGAAAACTATCTTACATGTATCTCCTGCTTTAGGAGCTTCAGTAAATGTAAGAATACTTCCTCCATCAAACTTATATCCTTTACCAGGAACTTGAAGAACATCATTAACAAATACAAGAAGAGTATCTTGAATACTGATAGGAGAACCCTTACTTGCTCTAATAGAAACGGGAACACCTGAGTCTTCTAATGGGAATGTTAATCTATTTCCATCAAATAGATATGAAACGTCATCTAATGACTGTAACATACCCACAGACCATCCAGTAAATTCATCAGTAAATACATTCTCAATATTAACTTGGAATTCTCTATATCCAGAAGTTGTAGGTATTCCAGTTGTTCCACCAATTGGTAAAGTTAAGATTTGTCCATTACCATAACCATATCCAGTATTCTTAATAGTAAAGTCTATAACACTTGAACCTTGACCAACTGTAACATCAATCGTTGCATTTGAACCAATTCCAGAAGAAACTGAACTGTATTCTAAAGGAATATCAGCATATCCAATAGGAGAATCTACAACAACTTTCATTGGAATACTTACAGTTCCACCTCTTGCATAGAAGTGTCTTCTTGTAGAAATTCCACTATTAATAATGAAAGAATATTCGTCAACTACCTGTAGAACATCTGTTTGAGATGCTACAGGATCATCTGCTCTTGGTGCAATAATAACTCCTTGAACAGTTCCACCAGACTTATAGAATGTTGGTACTGTAGAAACACCTACATTTACATCGAATTTAGTAGGACTATTAACACCAATAATTTTTACTCCATTATATCCAGGATCTCCACCTCTTGGATACTTATGCACAGTTGCATAACTGTCCTTAGAACACTTAAATCCTAATGACTCTTTCTTTAATTTAATACTACTTCCTGATGTTAAACTATGACTTCCAATTATAAGTTCTAATTCACCACTTCCAGCATTATAATTGGCATCAGTTACATTGTAATTTACTATAGGAGATGAACCAACATTGATAGTAAATGTATCAGCACTTACTGCAGTAACAGCAGTAGCAATACCTGCAATAGGATCTGTTGTGCGAGGGTATGAATGATTAGTGCTATGGGAATCCATATCACAAGTAAATGTAATTCCATCAGTAGCAACAGACACTGTATTACTTGTACTCAATCCATGTGCTGTACTGGTTATTACCAATTCACCATTTACAGGATTATATACAGCATTAGATGGAGTAAATGCAGTTGTCCATCCAGTAACAGTAACAGCATTTGGTGATGAACCCACAAACTGATGTCCATAATTACCACCAGTAATTACTGCTCCAGAAGTTGCACTATCAAATTGATGAGTGTACTGATCACTTAATCCAGCAGCTGTTACATTTACAGTTATGGATGTAGAACTTGTACCTGTAATAGAAATAGCAGTATCATATACTCTATCTCTATTTCTTGGATAGTAATGGTCTGAAGCACCATTATCTAAACCACAAGTCATTGCCAATCCAGTTAATATAACATCTTTACCAACACTGAAACCATGTGCACTGGATGTAGTAACCGTCATGGTTCCATTAGCATTATTATAAGAAACAGTGCTAATATCCTTTGCAGGTGAATATGTACATGTAAAGGCAATACCAGATACAACCACATCACTACCAACATTTAAATTATGAGGAGTAGCAGTTGTAATTTTTGTTATTCCAGTTATTGAGTTATATCCTACATTCTGTATATCTCTTGGTTTGTAAATTACAGCTGTGTTAGTAACAGCAATTCCTGTGACATGTCCTCCTTCTACTATTGCAGTTCCAATACCTATAATAGAAGTTGCATTTAAATCTTGAGTTTGAATTCCAACATTAGCAATTTGAGAACCAGACCTATAACCAGAACCACTATTACCAATGGAAACTGATGAAATTGTTCCACCCGTAGATACTACCGCAGTACCTCCTGCAGCAACTAATGGTTGATATCCAAAACCTTCTGTTGAACCAACAGAAACTATAACTCCACCAACAGGAAGATTTGAAGTATTAACATCAGAAGCAATTGAAGATGCCGTTCCTGTGAATGAAATTGTTGTTATACCAGTAGAACCTGATTCTTCTAACTCATAATCACTGCCTCTTCCTGGTCCTTGGAACACATCATTGATTAGAATGATAGCATTATCATTTTCAATTCCAGTTACTGTAGAACCAGCAGAAGTTAAAGTAAAATCTCTTTCAGTTCCAGTAAATCCTGCTGAAATATCATCAAAAATATAATTACGTGCATATGTTTCAGTTGCAGTATTAGGAATACCAGAACGCATAAAGGTTCTTCCTTGGAAATGAGATCCTGTAGATATTCCTGTCCAATCTCTATCATCTGGAGGATTAGTAGTACTTCCTATTGGAACATTTCCATAAGGTGCTTCAACAAAGTTTAGAGTATTTTCTACAATGTTGTAATTACCAATAACCTTAGTTACAACATCACCAGTACCATATCCAGCAAGAGATGTTCCTAACCATGATCTACGAACTCTTATTGCATTTGTATTACCAATACCAATTCCTTCAATCTTCATTATCTCATTACCAACCTTAATTAAATCTCCACCAAAGAATGATGTAATTCCAGCAAACTCAATAATGTCACTTGTAGTAAAGACTTCATCTGCCAAATGAGTTGTTACTGCAGTAGAAACAACAGGTGATTGAATAATATTGTCTAAAGTTACAAGAACTTTAGAATTTGCATTCTTAGAAACAAATCTATGAGATGTACCAATACCTACATTTGTAAAATCAACAGTATTAACAATTCCCATTAATGCCTTTTGAGCAGTCTCTGCAACTTTTATCTTATCTTCACTAACTTTAACTGCAAAAACAGTAGATGGTAATTTATCAGTTGTACCAACTCCTACAAATCCATCAGTAGATGCAATACCAAGTGCTTGACTTGAACCAGCACCAGCATGGATATATTGTATTTCTTCACCAGTAACAAAGAAATGATTTGCTATCTGAATGGTATCATTTGTTAAACTAACTACATCAGTGCTACTTCCATCAAAACTCCTTTCAAAAATTGGGTTTGTTGCATGTTTTAATTCAAATGATCTCTTAATGTCTCTTTCTGTACCAAAATATTCATTAAATTCAGTTTGAATAGTTGCATTATTTAAAGACACAATATCTCTTGTATCATCTTGCTCTCTTAGAGCATTCATAAAGACATTTACATGTGCATCAATATTAGGCAATGGTGTGAATACTAATTCAACTACTGCATCATTACCCACTCCAGCCCCTGTTATACGGGTTCCTATTGTGCCTAATCCAGCAACTGTCTCTATTATGCCATATTCTGCATTATAAGTGTCTCCAGTGCCGTAAGCACTATCATAATCATCAACAACAATTACTTCAGATATTTGATAATTGTCATTAGTTGTGTCTGATATTTGAACAACAAAATATGCTGCGTCATAGTCATTGATATAACTTCCGATCACATTTTCAGTTGGAGAACCAGAAGCACTAATACTTGTACTTCTACCTTCAAGTTTGGCATGTTTCATATCAAACGTACCAATTCCAGTAGAAGTCTCACTACTTATTGCTACCTGAATTGTATTGACTATAGAAGTAGTTCCAACACCAGCAGTGCTATTATGTGGATGGAAATCAATCTTCACTAAAGATCCATCAATATAACCAGAATATGTTCCAAATCCAGGTATAGGATTAGTTGAACCAGGACTTGTAATTAACTGTGGATATTCAACTATATCTACTGTAGTTCCATCATGAATAACATTAAGTTCATCAAATTCAAATTCTCCACCTGCATCAATCTTAGTACTATCAGCAGTAAGAGATACTAATACTTTTGCTGCACGATATGTACTTGCAAGACTCACAATTGTTGTAGGAGTATTTGCAGGTATTTCTACACTACTTGTTTTAACTTCCGCAGCAGCACCAAATACACTACTACCAATAGATAAAAGATTATCATTTATATTGTATGAAAGACATGTAATATCAAAATCATTTACCTGATACTTAGTAGGATAGAATAATAATTGACCTTGTGTACCACTGATATTAAAGTCAAAAGAACCTAAATCATAAACATTCTCAACTCTACCATATTGATTCAAATAACCAATATAATTATCATGAACAAGATCGACAATCATTAATTGTCTTGTACCATAGAATCTTCTATCTTTTACATAAGTAATATACTTTTGAGACCTAACATCTGCTAAATCGAAAGAAGTAACAACACTGAATGTTGCTGTCCTTGGATTACTATTGAACTGACTACTAATATCATCAACAGTAAGAACTCTATTACCAATTGATTCATAATAATCGGTAAGAACTCTTGCACCAGATAAAGTTAGTTCAGTAGAAACTAATTTAGAATTAATATGGAAATTATTTTCTGTAGCAATCTCAAAATCCTGTACAGTATTTAAATTTCCATATCCTATAACATCAATTAATCTAACAACAACATCCTGAACAGGTGCGACTCCCATTTCAGATTCTGAAGCATTAGATTGCTTATCTTCAGCACTACCAACCAATCCATATTCACCAACATTAGATGATTCTGCTTGCAAATCACCAAATTTTTTAAATCCTAAAGTATGGTTTAAAGAACCAACAACATCTTCCCATGTAGAATAAGGAACTGTTGTTTTTAGAGAATATGCAAATCTTTGATAGTAAAGATTATCCTGAACTCTTTGAATATTATCATTAAGAATTCCAGAATCACTCTGCCATCCATTTTTAACTATAGAGTAGTAATTTAAATCAAGAGAAGAATCATAAGTTGTTACAGAAGAAGCAATTCCTTGACTATCAGAAGAAGATCCTTTAATAACTTCTCCAACTACAAAATCATCATCTCCAGTAACATTAAGTACTCCATTAATAGAATTCCATGACTGAACAATACCAGTTGCTGATGGAGAAGTAACAGTTTCTCCAACATAGTATTCTTTAGACTTTAATTTAACATTAAAACTTGGGAAATCTTTCTCAGGAATAATTCTACCAGCAGAATTGAAAACATCAATATTACCAGGAGTATCTGAACCAGAGAAATGCTCAGACATGTTATATCTAACCGTTGCGATACCACCAGGATTCTGAGCAACTCCTAATATAGTGAATAATTGATAATTATAACTTTCTGAATTATATCCCTTTCCAGTAGAATTTAAACCAACATTTACACCCTCAATCATTACCTTATCGCCGTAAGCAAATGGGAATGAAACATTTGTACCAAATCCAACCTCTAAACTAACTGTTACATCTTGAGTTGCTGTATTGAAATTGATAGTACTAATACCAACACCATTACTATTCTTTACAGGAAGTATTTTAGGAGGAGCATTATTAACACCATCAGTATTAGATAATATTGTTACTGATTGTGATTTTAAGTCATAAGATAAATCTAAACCTGCTATTTGCTTTCCTGTTTTACCATCAAATGCAATTAGACTTGGTGCACCAGCATATCCATTTCCAACAGATGTAACTCCGATATGATCGATTGCCTGAAGAGTATCAATTCTTAAAACTTGAGGTAAACTTAAAGATGGTCTTAAAGTTTTATCTGATGGGAAATCAAATCCAATATTATTCAAGGTAACATCTTTAATATTTCCGATACTTGAACTAAATGGTTCTATAATTGCATTTTTACCAAATTCGGTACTAACTGTAGAAATTCCAGGTAAATCGTAATAATTAGTACCACTTTGAATAATTTCAACTTCTGATATTGGACCAACAGCAGTTTTAGAATTAGTAGTATAATTAAGTCGAGAAGTTGATGAAATATAAGAAGACCTCTCTGGATCAACTGCTATAGTAAATGTAAATGAATTAGTTGAACCAATTCCAACAGTAACTTGTTGTGAACCATCATATAAACTATCCTTTGTTTCTACTTGATTATTAGGAGCAACTTCTTTGTCAACTACTATTCCTTCTTTAGAAGCAGGAATATCAGACTCAAAAATTGGATTAAACTTATAATATAAAACAGAAGGAGTATTATTATCTGCTGTTAACGTTACTTTAGCATTAGTTGATATACCAGATTTTCCTACTGAATTGACTGAAAATGTAGAAGCGTTTTCACTCTTCTCCCACTTAGTAGTCATATTTTCATCAGTATAGAAATCTAATGTAAATGCAGAATACTGTGCAGTTAATTTAAAGTATGAAAGTGAATCATCAGTTAAATCAAATTCAACTGTAGAATTTTTATAGGCAGAAATTGCTGGATTAATTGGAGATATTGTACCCGAAGCAGCACTAGTAATGTCTATAACATATGGTTTCCATAAGGTGGAGTGATAATGTGTATCAGATAATCTAATAGTATTATCATCAATTACAACAACATAATACATTCCATTATCTAATAAACCAGTCGAAGGTGTTGCTGCGGTATGAATAACCTTCTGTCCAGTAAAATATCCATGATCTACTATTGTTATTGAATTAGTAGTAATATCAACATCACCAGTAGCAAAATCTCTTGGGTTGATTACAATACGTCTATTGTAATCATTATATTTTACGATATATGTAGATGCTATAGAAGGATTTACATCAATTTTTACAATATCACCACTGGTTAATCCATGAGTCTCTCCTGTAGAAACTGTTACAAGATTTCTCTTAACATTTCCTGTTATAGGTTCGTAATTAGTCTTAAAGCTATGATACACACCTGTTCCAATTCCACTAAAGAATAATGTAGAAGAATCTTTATATTCTTGGTCAATACCAACAAAATTGCCTGTAGTACCTAATCCAACAACTACTGTTGATACCCCAACTAAATCAGGAGTAATTTTAGCAGCATATAATGTTTGACCAGATGTTAATGAAACTATAGGAGAAGATTCATTATATCTTACTGAAATCCCAGTACCAGTATTAGTAAAATATGTTAATTTATCACCAGTATCTAATTTATGATTTGGAAGATATATTGCTCTTGAAGGAACAAAAAGATCTGTTATACCTGCTCCAGGATTAGAGAAAGTAATAGTGGTTCCTGCACCAGTTCCTACAGAAACAGACTCTAATGGATTAAAATATATCTCTGTATTAAGTTTAGCACTATCAACTGTATTAAATCCTACATTAATAGTAAATCTTCTTTGAAGATCAAAAAGAGTTGTAGTTACAGTATGTGCAGAACCTGCTGTACCATCTTGTCCTCTTAAAAATCTAATTCTTCTCTTTGTAGGTTCTATATTAAGAACTTTTAATCTTTCATTACCAATTTTGTAAATATCATTCGGTCTTGAAACTATATTTCCTTCGATAGAGAAATAAGTAACAATACCAGTTGCTGCTATATCACCAATTCCCGTCGATTCTGTAGTAAACCCACTTAAGGAATAATTATTAGTAGTAATTCCTATATTATAAGAACCTTCGAGTTGGGTGGATGTTGTAGATAATCCAGAAACTATAATAAGATCATCTAAATCAAAATTATGAGGATTTGCTGCAATAACCTCATATGTATTATCAGAATAAGGATATAATTCAACATCATTAATAATACTTGATCCTAAACTTATAGACTTTAATTCTGCACCTTCAAGAACAGATATTTTCGCATTTGCACCATTTCCTTGAGTAGATGAATTCTTAAATATTACTCTTTCACCAACTTTGTAATAATTACCACCTGTAGTCACACCAACCCTATCAATCCCACCAGGTGTTACAGAACTAACATCAGCAGTCTGAGAAAGGTTGTTTGGAATTGCAAGATACTGATAATTAAGAGTTCCGTCAATTAAATTATATGGAGCAGTATTTCTTAACCAATTTGAATTGTTTATATCAATTGTGGTCTGATTAGAACCAATATCAAAGTTAAAATCGATTGGTTTAGCATTAAATTTATCTCCAATCAAATAAGGGAATACAGGACTCTTATATCCTTCAAAAGGACCATCAGAATCTATTAAAAACGGTCCTTGGTTGATTGTTGTAAAATATGCATAAGTTCCATTAGGATAATCAGGAGTAATACAATATCTTCCATTGTTTTCATCCAATGTCATTTCATCATTAACATTAGTATAAACATAATCCTCAATAAAGAATCCCTCTGGGAATATATTAAGAGGTGGTCTATCGGAAGCTAATTGAATCTTATATCCCGACTTTAATTGACCTATAGATCCTCCAGTTTTGGATGTATATCCATAAGGACCATAAATTGGGTTTCCATCATATGCCCAACCAAGAATAGGAGAATGGTAAATTGATTTTGCCTCTTCTCCATTAATAATCTTTAAATCTGGTTGTCCGTATAAAACTTTTCCATCAGAATCTATAGAATATGACTGTTCTCTTAATTTTCTTGGTGCATATAAATGAGAATATTGAAGTCCAGAATTAACGTCTCTTGGAATAGTAATAAATCCATCATCAGCAGTAAATGTATGCTGATTTTTCTTAACTAAGTTTACTCTCCAACTTTGAACATTAGATTTAAATGCAGCTCCTCTTCCTGGAGTAACTATAGATGCAGTTGTATTGTTCTGGTTATATCCAGAACCTGTATCCATAACTCTAACTTCAGTTATTGAACCATTAGTAATAATAGGAACAAGATTGCATCCAGTACCAGCACCATATATTAAAATATCAGGAGAAGAAGTATATCCAGCTCCTCCATAATTAACAAGGACTTCAACTATCTTGCCATCAGACACAATAGGAGTTATTTGTGCATGTACTACAGTTGAAAGTTCTACTAAAGGTTGTCTATCAAAATTAACAATTTCTGATGAACCATAACCTACACCATTGTCCGTTAAATTTAAAGATGTAACCTCTCCTCTAAAAATAGGGTCAATACTAATAGGATATTTTCTTCCTTGAATTAATTCTGCATCATCACTTATATTAACTTCAATTGGAGGGTAATTGAATAAATGAGTTCCAATACCTGCCGTTGTCAAATCAATATATTGCTTTCTATCGTAATTAATTAATGGTCTGATACCACCTAATGCAGAAAGTTTAAATTTATTATCATCAACCTTCTTTACAACATATGAATTGCCATCATTTAAACCACCAATAGCAGTTCCTTGTGCATTGTAAACTATAGTATCTCCAGATTGATAATTGTGATTATGAATATTAATTTCATTAGTTGCGGTATTAATTCCAACTGGAAGAGTTGCTGTTTTATTATTTTTATAACCAAAACCGCTATTATCAATAGTAAATGAGTCTACAACTAATCTTTTATTATATGATCTAATGTATTGTGTTCCACGACCATAATCGGTTAAAGTAATAGTATTAATACCTGCTCTTGCATCAGAGTATTTGTTATATAATGCAATTTTAGTAGAATTCTTTAAACCAGCATAATAAACAGTATTAGTGCTTAGCCCACCAATTGCTTGTTCGCCATTAGTAATGTAAATTACCTTCTCACCATTATGTAACATATGATGAGTAGCAAAACCAATTGTTGAATTTGTTGCACCTAATCCAACATACTCTTTATTATCAAAAACTTGAGCAACAAATGGAACTTCATGAATGGCATTCTTCATTACAGGATATGCCAATGCTCCACTACCTCCACCACCAGTAATAGTTACTTTTGGTGCTCTTTCGTAAGTAGAACCACGGTCAGTTATTCTAATTTCCTTTAAAGTACCAGAAACCCCCAAATATCCAGTAGCACCTATACCAACTTGGTCTATAATTTTTATATTTGGTGGATTTATGATGTCATAATCCAATCCTGATGCTAAAACTTCGACATCATTAATTTTTCCATAATTAAGAACATCTTCTGACTTATAATTTAAAATTTCAACACCATTTTTTAAAATACCCGTAAATCCAGGTTTAGTTGGAACTTTCTCCCCATCATTTAAAGGAGGATTAATTTCTCTCCATAATTTTTGACTTTGTAAAGTCTTTTTCCTAAACTTATAAGGTTCAAGTACTTGATTGGTTACAGTAGTCGGTGCAACACTAACAAATCTGTTATTATAGATGTCTGATTGACTTACAGCAAATTGAACATTTCTATTATCAAGTCTTTTAATAAAATATAGACCTTCAGCAGGAAGTAATAGATTTACTGAAGTACTAATTCCAGCAACACCAGTAATTGGACTAATTGTGGATGTAGATACTATCTCTGGAGTGTAATATACCTCATCACCAGTATAGAATCCATGATCATCAATAATTGTACCATTAGAAAGACTGGTAATATTAAAAGTATCTCCACTAAATGCACCTTGGAAAGAAATAGACCTATCAGACGCATTAAGAGGTTGTGAATCGTATGATGGTATAGATGGAGAAGCAATTAAAGTCTTATCACCATCCTTGTAAACGTTTTGTACGTTAGTGGTGAATTCTGAGATGTTAGGGAAAGGATTTGAAGAACCTCTTGATAGAGTTCTCTTAATATTGTAAGTTTGCTCTGGAGGAAGTACTCCTTGACCCTGAATACTAAAAGATTTTGAAGAAATAACATCAACAATTTTAGTTGTAGTAGATTCTGCCTGTTGAACACCTGAAGTAATAACCTGAGCAGAATCACCACTATTAAAATAATGTTCAGTGTCTACAGTAATCTTATAAGTGTAATTTGAACTATCAATTAACTCTAATGTTCTAATCTTATATGTTGGTGCACTATTATAAATCCAATTTCTATATTTAAATGTAGTATCATTTACTCCAAGAGTTTTAATAGTAGCAGTTTCATTTTTAGAATGACCTGAAGTATTAGAAGGGAAAGAAGCATTTTCTAATACGGAAGCAATTCTAACTTTAATTTCTGACCCATCTTTAAAAGATTTTCCATATGCATAGGTATTAATTCCGACAATAGTACCGTCTAAAATATCTCCTGCAATATTTGAACATCCATAGAATTGGTTTATAGATGTTGAAGTATATGAAACAACACCTACAGTGTTATCTTCATAAGTTACGTATATTTCACCACTATCTGGAAAACTTATAGTTGAATCTACATCAATAACAGTAGTTCCTGGAGTTACTCTTCCTATAGTTTTTGATTTAGCATGAACTGCAAAATCACCATAAATCGCACCATCAACTCTTAAGTCTCTATTGTATCCAGAGTCAACACTAAGTCTATAAAAAGTCTTTCCTGCTCCAACTGGAATTTGCTCTACAGAAGTAATAGGAGCATATCCTTTAGGTATATCTGCGTATGCGTCTTGATACAGTGTTGCCTCTGTAAGGTGTGTAGGATCGCCTGTAACGCCTTCTACAACAATATCCTTAGTTAATCTATACTCAGCATTAGAAGGGGTAAATAGGCGGTCTTTTGGCTTTATGACTTCAACGTCTTCGTCATAAAGTGCCTTAAATAAAATTTCAAAAGACCTGTCAGTACCCTTACTTAAGTAAAAATCCTTTGCTTGTTTAATAAAAACGTTTTGATTAAGTTCTGAATTTAATTCTCTTCCTTCAAATCCTGGTAATAATTGGAATTTTGTTTTTACTAAAAATTCTTTAAGAAATAAAGTACTTAAATTGGTTATAGTATCGCCTTCAGTGTGAATTGAAGCAGCAGAAGTACTAAAAACTAATTGATCTGGAGTTAAACTACTCTTATAATCAGTTGTTCCAACAAATCCTCTAATACATCCCTCAAAAGAGGTAGCAGTTTTGGAAGTATATGTTATTATTTCGTCACCAATCTTAATTAAACCGTAACTATCAGGAAATCCGTTAGTACCAACCTCAGATTTAATCATATCGACTTCAATTGAGGTGTTTTCTACCCCAATAGTCTTCTCAAGAACAACACTTTCAGTTAAATTTGTAATATCATCAACCTTTACATACTGATCTATGTTCTGTATTAGGTCAATAGGTCCCGACTGATATTCTTGAGCAAGATAATATTGCTTTAAGAACTCAGATATTAAAGGAAAATCTGTCCTAACATATGCAGGAAGCTGATTTTGGACAATATTACTAAATTGAACTCTTTTTTCTGTCATTTTATAGTTTTAGTATGCTGTTCCTGATGTAGTTATTGATGAAGTATCACTTCCTCTTACCAAATTTCCATTCTGATAACTGGAAGATGTCTGATAATTAGCTGTTGATGGGTTCAATCCCGATGAAATTGAATCAACAATGGGTTCAAATGTACTGTTACTTATATCTAGCTGCAAATAAAGATCCTGTAATCCGACAACATCGTTAGATTTAGGACAAGCAGATATTTCTATGATACTTTGACCATCTTTTACCTTACCTGATGTGACTACTATAGGATTTATAGTAACAATTCCATACTTATAATTGATATTACCAACACCTCTACGTATAATTGTTGGGTTTTGTGATGCTATTGAAGGAACAGTGAATAAAAATAGTGATCCAGTTATCCTATCTGGGTTTGGAATGTCGGAAATAAAGACATTTGGGGTGACTCCTTGCACTTTAAAGGCACTTGACTTGATATTATAACCACTCATATTCTTAATATGGAACTCATTTCCAAATCCAATCGAATATTCAGCAAAAGAATTAAGAACAGTTCTCAAATCCCTCCTCATTTGGACAGTAGTTATGTTAGAAGTGATGGCATCATGACTATTATCGATGATATTTAAGAATTTACTATACTTAAACCTTGCACCATACTTATTCAACTCAGTAGAATCAGCATATTTTGTTGCATTATTATTGACTATGGTTCCAATTGTTGCTCCATTAGGTACTTTATTAGCATCATAGTAAACTTTTGAGTCAACTTCAAGGTAAAGATACTTCAAATCAAGTATTTCTGGTACAATTCCTGCAACAGCATACTTTTTCAACTTATTTTTGATGTTATCTTTTGTTAAGTTAGGTAAAAAATCGCCTGATCTTGGTTTTATGCTGATAAAAACCTTTCCATATTGAGGTGGAACCAATTCTTCACCTCCAAAAACGGAAATTGACTCTGTTTCGGGGTAAATTTTCGATGGAACCAGTGCTTCATAGTCATTTGCGGTCAATGCACGGTTCTGAGAGGCATAAATTCTTGGTGCAAACTTCTTAACCGACTCAACAGACTCAATACTTTCGCCTCCTGTACCCTTTACATTGGTTGTAATCAGTGAAATACCAGTTGTTATGGGTGTTTCCGTCCTTCCTTGACCTGCACCTGCTACTAAATGAACAATTCGACCAGAAAAGTCAAATTGATTGACTCCATTTGCTTCATTTCCTGAAGAAACGATATAATCTACGGTTATAAAGTTACCATCTTCCAATTTTTTACCAAAAATACCATCTCCGAAGAAAATTTGGTATTGTTCATCTTCAATTTCTTGTAAATAGAAGACTTTTGAGTCAGATTTTACGTCAAGAAGACTATCTTGAAGAGTATAAGTGTATTTTTGCGTTACATTTACAGAATTTGCGTTTGGTTCGACTGTAACATACAATAATCCACTATCCACACCAGCATTTGGCAAAATAAACTTCTGATTTGGGTCTCTACTGCTATATGTGAAGTTGGCCGTTAAAACTGTGCCTTGATAAACGGGAATATTACGGAATGTTGCAATATTATTGACTACTGGAACGGTAATATCTTCTAAAATTGAAAAAACATAAGAATTTCCACCAAAAGATCCTCTTGATGAAACTACTGGACCTTTTTTAAGAACAATTGTTGATGGAGCTGGTGTTATTGCTGTTGTATCAACGAAAAATGTGATATTTGCCTTTGCTGCTTTTCTTGATCTTGGTAAATATCCAATATTTCTTGCTAAACTGACTACATTCTCTCTTAATGTCGCACTATCAATAAAAACTTCATTCGTTACCATATTGGCATTGTATGAAGTGATGTATGTATTATATGCCAACACATCCATGATAGTTGAAAGGTTAGACCCTTCAAAATCATAGTCAGTAAAATTCGAGTTTGACTGAATATATTCTTTAAGTGTTGTTTTAACCTGATCAAAATCAAGGTTAGAGAAATTTACTAATGGCATTTTACCTTGTTGGTACTAAAACAAATTGTAATTCTTGCGGAGGAACATTTGCTCCTACAATAATGTAAGTAATAATGACATCAAAAGCATTTGTCTCAAAATTAGGGAATACTTGTACTTTTTGTAACTCTACCCTTGGTTCATAGTTTATAATTGCTTGTTCTATTTCATCTTTTATTGCAGTTGCACTAATATCATCCACATTTTCAAACAGAGATGCCGATATTTGTGAACCAAAGTTTTCATTAAAGAACTTTTCACCAGGAAGGGTAAAAACAATGTTTCTAAGTGCCCTTGCAATTGCATTTTCATTCTTAAGTCCAATTAGGTCACCATTAAGTGGATTAGCCTGAAAAGTCATGCTAACGTCCTTAAAACCTTGACTTACCCTCTGTAAAGGCATGAAATTATATTAAACCTTACTTTATTTATCTTTGTTAATAATAATTAAATATCGCATGGTACGAATACATCATTATCATAATCAAGACCATCATTTTCATATAAATCATTCTCTACTTTAAGATCCGTTTTCTTAGGAGTATTTTTATCATTTGCAATTTCTCTAAGCATTTGTGGGTTTTCCATTAAATAATTCTCCGTATAAAAAAAGGACTTATCAAAAGTCCTTTTTATTTATTCTATTTTTTCCCTTGTCCTCTGTATCGCTTTTTTGCTTTGTTACGAGAGGTCGCCGCATAGGTAGTATGTTTACCCAATCCTTGACGAGTCTTTTTCGGTTTTGATTCAACTGTATCCTTTCCTGATACTGAATACATCTTTGCCATTTAACAACCCTCCGAGTCGTGTGTGTTTTCTTCTATCAAATCGAGTTTCGCCGTGATAGATGCCTCTGTAGCACGGATGCGGTATCGAACCGAGTCACGCTCGGATAGTTCTGTAAGAATCGCCGCACTTAAGTCCCATAGTTCATCTGAACTCTTACTGGATAGGTGATGGTCTATCCACTCCTGAATAGCATTTTCCATTAGATTATACGAGTTTTTTCGTGCCCTACTCGAATACGAGGATCGCACCAGATTTCGTATCCTTTCTCCTTAGCATCCAGACAGAATGATACGTCTTCACCACACATGTCTTGTACACTACCAGACTCAAAGACTTGCATCTTAGGAGCAAACCAAGGGTATTCAAGATTCTCAAAGACTCCCTTTTTAATGAGCACCCATCCAAAACCTGTGTAATCTACAGTGAAAGGTTTCTTACGCTTGCTGATACCATCCACCATTTCGTGGTTCATCACTCCACCATTAGTACGGAAATCATCTTCCTCTAACCAGTGTGCGACAGATGTAGTTTTGCCATCCTCTGTAGCATACCAACCTGCTGTAATCTCTTTCTCATCACCTTCAGCAGGAACTGCAAGATCACATAACTGCCAGAACTTGTTTGTGTCAAAGACAATATCCGAGTCAATCCAAAGTTGGTAATCATACTGTAACTTACCGTCCCAAGGAATTTGCTTAGGTCCACGTAAGACATTTGCTCCAAGACACTTACATCTTGCAAAGTTTACCATAGAAGAGTAATCCTGAGATATCTGAATACTCATTCCATTCTGTACCATGTCAAAACATAACTGTACAAAATTCT